GCTAGGTGTACCTTTTACAGAACCAGAGAAAATTTCACTGGTAGATTTACCATCTGCAACCAAAGAGAACCGACCAAAGTCAGAAGTCGATGCTGCCAGGTTAGCTTGACCACCGTTAAAACATGCAATATGGAAATGATTGAAAAACGCATAGCTACTGGTGCATTGTGCATAACCGTTATTGGTAACAAAGATACCAGGCGCATCTAGACCAGTGTGGGTGTAACTGTCACAGACAATAGAACGAAGAGGGGAGTCGTCGTGAGGTACAGAACCGTCAACCAACAAACCACCACCAGTTGGTGCAGAGTCAAGGTCACCTGCTTTACCTTTATCTTCTACTCCTGCATAGAAAGCAAGGTTATTGTTGTCAATTTCCGAATCCGAAAAGTTAGTACAGTTCTGGATGTACGGTGACTTGTAGATCATTGCGTCCGGGTAGAACGACACGTTCCAACCTTGTGTAGGCGGAAGACCATAAGTAGAATCTTCCCACAAGGACCCAGAGGCACCACGGGTACCGCTAGCCTTCATACCCGTAAACGTCATGTTATGCAGGTATGTACCACTGTTAACACGGAACAAGCTGCTGGTCTCAGTTGCAGCAGTTGGGTGTACAACAACGTTACGAACGGATGCACCAATAATAGCAACATCACGTTTTTGAATGTCAATAGGTGCAGCTTCCTGATAAATACCAGGTGCCACTAGCACACAACTGCCATCACCGTACGTTGAATCAGAGTTGATTGCTTGTACAGCAGCTTTAATACTAGCCTTTGGTGTAGAGATACGGTGACCATCGTTGTTATCATTACCGTTAACAGCGTCAACGTAGATAACCTTTTCAAGTTTGGTAAACGTACCACCAGAAGTAATACCTTCCCAGCTCGAACCATTCCACACATGGAAGGTTTTGTCGTTATCGTTTTGATACCAGAATTTACCAGTTTGGTAAGTAGAACCAGCTGGTGTACCAGTCTGGATCAGTGTATCGTGACGAGTCTTAGCTGCAAGAGCAGTGAAGATATTAGTGTCAGCAGGGGAGGGGGATTGTGCATCCTGTTCCGCATTGTTAATAATGTCGCTATTCTTAATACGGTCAAGGTCAACAGAGTTAGCACTGATGCCAATAGTCACCTGACCATTAGATGCAGTTTTATTAAGACCAGTGCTATCTACAAGAATGTCACCTTCAATAGCAGTGTCAATTTTGCTATCTACACGGTCATCAATAGCCTCAGTAGATGCAATCTTGGTATCATTACTAACCCAGGTATTGCCGTCATACAAAGTATTGTCATAGCGATCCCAGTAGTAATCCTTCAAATATTGATCAACATCATCAGGAACACCTTGGCAGTTTGCTTCTTCAATAGCATACCGAAGCTGCTCAAAATTGTTATTAAGGTCGTCAGACCGAATAGCTGATCCAGGGTTAAACAGAGCACGAATGTCGTCAATCTTAGTGATCCTACGGATCTTTACATTGTCAACAGTGGACTCACCAGGGTCAACAGGGGCGGCTGGAGACGGTGGCGCAGTACCGGTAAACTCCACAATGGTGGGGTTAGCATCAGTAATACGCCAGGGGTAGGTGCTAT